GATGAAGGATATGATACCGAAATAATAGGCAATATCCATGAAAATGCGGAATTATTAAATGAAAATAAACCATCTTGATTTATTTAGTGGCATAGGTGGTTTTGCTTTAGGTTTAAAAATGGCAGATGAGAAAGTTTTTAACACTTTAGCTTTTTGTGAGATTGAACCATATTGCCAAAAACTTTTAAAGCAAAACTTTAATGAAAAAGCTATTTTTAACGATGTGAAGCAAATCAATGAAGAAAATATAAAAGATGAAATTGATTTAATCACAGCAGGCTTTCCATGCCAAGATTTGAGTATAGCAGGAAGCAAAAAAGGACTACAAGGAGAAAGGAGCAGTTTATTTTATGAAGTCATTAGAATTGCAAAATTTACAAAAGCAAAATTTATCTTGTTTGAAAATAGCTCCGAACTTATTTGGAGAGATGATTTTAGAGAAGAATTTATTAAAAGAATTCAAGCAATCGGGTATGATTGTTGGTGGCAACTATTATGTGCTAAATCCTTTGGATATCCACACAAAAGAAAACGAGCTTATGTTATTTGTTGGAATAAAGAATATTTTACTACCAACGCCCTTAGCATCGGATGCTTTTTGTATGAAAAATTTCACCATTTCTACGCAAATGAAATCACACAAAAACCATCAAAAGAGATTATATCCTTATATAGCGAGTATAGGAGGCGAAGATGTGAAAAAGATTTTGAGCTTGATTGTCAAGATATACGAAGAGATGATGGGTTTTACAGCACAATGGACGCAGTTAAAGGGTTAGGGAATGCAATAATCCCACAAATTGTAAAACTTTATGGTTTAGCGATAAGGGAATGGCTTAATCTACACAGTTATTAAAGTTTTAAGCGATTTTGAAAGCAGGTTAAAGCTAAATATTTTTTTGATAAAATTAGCTTTTAAAATTGTTAATTTTATTTTTTATAATAATAAGGTATATTATGAATAATTTAGAACATTTTGATATTTGCACAGGGAGAGTTTTTAAAATTTTACTCGAAAATTTCCCACTTAAAAGCGATATTTTACTTCAAAATATAATAAGCGAAACGCAAAAAGATATAGTAGAATTAGAAAAGATTTATTATCATAGCATTTTATATTTAGAAGAATTAGAACTCATTAAAATACAAAGCAAAACAATGAACCCAATTGCATTTTTAAATGTAAGCTTGAGTGCTAAAGGTTTAAGTATTTTAAGGGCAACACCAAAAAGCTTACAAAATGGCGAAACCTTGGCTGATAGAATTTTAAAATTTTCGAACAAAACAAACAATGAAATCCTTAAACATACCATTAGTTATATTTTTGAGCTAATAAAATAAGGTTTAAATATGGATAAGAATTTAAAAAAAATCACAGAATTAAAAATAAAATGTAAAAATTGCGACACAAAAATCATTACAAAAATAGGCAATGTTATTAAAACTTGTCCGCAATGTGGAATAAAGTTTATAGATGAAAATTTAGGATATAATCCCTTTGAAATTTTAACTGAATTGTTCAAAAGTGTTACTAAAAATAAAAATGCAGAATTTTATTTTGTTTGTAAAAAGGAATGTGATGGAACAAGAAATCGCTAAGATAAAAAAGTTTAAATTAGAGTGCAAAAATTGTGAAACGCAAATCATTATAGATACTCACAATAGTATTAAAAATTGTCCTGTGTGTGGATTGAAATTTTATGACAATTTAGAAAGTCCTTTTGAAAATTTACACGAACAAATTCTTTTAATCAATAAAAATAAGAATGTAAAAGTTTATTTTGTTTGTGAGGAAAAAGAAAAGAGGTAATATAATGCAAAGCAATATAGAAAAATTTGATTTTTATAGCGCAAAAGTATTAGCTATCTTGCTTGATAATTTTCCTATAAAAAAAGATATTTACATTTTAAAAGACATTATCAAGGATAGCGATGCAACCAAAGAAGATGTAAAATTTGTCTATGAAACGATTATAGCATTAAGAGATTTTGGTTTTATTAGTTTTAATGAAGAGGTAAAAACTTTAGGGTTTGAGTGTTTTTTTGGTGTAAGATTAACTCTTAAATCTTTAGAAATTTTAAAATCAATCCCAAAAACATTACAAAATAATAAAACTTTAGGTGATAAACTTAGAGATAGTATAAAATTAGCAGATGAAGAAGCTATAAAACAAAGTATAAGCTTAGCTTTTTCTTTGGCTAATAAGTTTTTCTAATCAAGGGGTAAAAATGACAGCACAAGAAATTAAGGATTTTTGCAAGGAAAGAAATTTAACTTATAAAGAGTTAGCAAAGTATTTAGGATTAAGCGAGGGCGGTTTAACAAATGCAATAGCTAATGATAAAATTACTGCAAGTATAGAACATAGCTTTAAAATGTATCAACGCATTTTAGAACTTGAAAATGATTTGAAAGATTTTGAAGACTTAAAAATTCTACTAGAAAAAATACTTAAAAAATAGTAGTCCTTAAAATTAAGGGCTATTTTAAAATTACCTTTTTTAATACATTTCAACATATTTTATTAGTTTATTTAGAGAAATTATTAATATTATATTGTTTTATCTATTGACAAATATAATATTTTATTATATAATAATCATATCAAAACTAATAAAATGTTAGTTTTGAAATAAAAGAAAGGAGTAAAAGATGAACGCTAGTGATGTGCTCGAGTTAATCACTGCTTTAATCTGCTTGATAACAGCCATTATCAACGCAAGAAAGCATTAAGGCAAAGGGCGAAAGCCCTTATCATCTTTTACCTTTTCTATTATATCAAAAAAGGAGTTAAAAATGATTTTAGAAATTATAGTTTTAGTATTAGCGACTTTATTATGTGTTTTATCGGCAAAAGTTTATAGGCTTGAAAAAGAACTTAAGGAGCTTAAAAAATGAGTAACAAACCATACCTAGAAAACGAAATAAAAGTTTTAAAATGATAGTTAAAACTTAAGTATGTTTTGGTAGAATTTGTTTTTTGAGAAAGGTTTTAAATGACAGCACAGGAAATTAAGGAATTTTGCAAGGAAAATAATTTTACTTATAAAGATTTAGCACAAAAATTAGGCTGGAGTGAGCCGAGTTTAAGGGCTACTATTGCAAGTGGAAAGATTAGCGAGCAAACTTCCGCTGCTATAAATTTATTAAAAGAAACTATAGAACTTAAAAAACAACTTAAAGATTGGGAAACGATTAAAACTATTTTCAAGAATATTTAATTGTTAAATAACTTAACAAAAATTCTACCAAAACACAAAAATAATTATCAATTTTAAGCATCAATTAATAAGATACTTTGTATAATTTAATTATAAATGTTAAGAAAATTAGCATTTATAAATATATAAAGAAAGGAGTAAGCATAATGCAAAGGTTAGATTTTTTAATCAAAGTCGCAATACTTGTTTATCTAATCTCAAAAATAATCCAAACTTGGATTTAACTAAGGGGCTTTTGCCCCACCTTTAACATTATGCCTACTCTTATTTTAGCATAAGGAGTTTAAAATGAGTGAAATTTTAGAAGTTTTGCAGGTGGTTTTACTTGCTTATATAGCATTGATGATTAGTAAAGGAAATAAAAATGAGTAACAAACCATACCTAGAAAACGAAATAAAAGCTTTGAAATATCAGCTTTTAATCGAAAAGCAAAAACATAAAAAGACTAAAGAAAAGGTTTTTAAGCTTAAAAATATACAAGGGGAAAAATACGAGAAACTAAAAGCAGAATTTGCCAAAAATCAGCTTTTTGTTTTTAGAGATGATGAGCTTTTTCTTTGGGTGGAAAGTTTAATGCGAGAACTTAAAACTAAAATTTTATGCGCTAATGATGAGCTAAGTAAAAAAGCTTGTGATATATTAGTATTTAAATTAGAAAAACGAAGAAAAAATTTCAACTATTAAATAAATCACCAGTTTAACAGTGTTTAGGACATTTTAATAAACCCTGAACACTCATTTAATGTCTAAAAAAAGGAAAAAAATGAGTTTTAAACCCATACAAAAAGATAATGATGCTTTTAAAAAAGCACAAAGAGCAAAGGTAATAGAAAGTTTAGCAATGCGTGGCTATGCACTTGTAAAGATAAGTAGCAATGGCTTTTTAATGAAAAAAGGTTTTGAAAAGGATATTTTATGCAAACAAATCATAGCACAGGATACGACAGCTTCCGTTTCGTTATCAATAAAAAAACCTTTTACAAATACCTTAAAAGATGGGGGCTTTTTGAAAAAATGCGAAGCACAACAAGAAACAAAAGCATTGATGAATTTGCAAAAGACAAATTCAAAGGCATAAAAACCAATGATAAATTTTATCCTTTTAAAATGCGTTATATCAATATAAAACCTAGAAATAAAAGCCTTTCAAATACTATCATTATATTAGATAATTCTAAGGCTTGCTTTGAGCTTTCTAAAAAGAATAAAAAAGCAAAAGATTACTACATAGAGGTGCAATTTAATGGGCTTTATCAGCCTAGTAAACAAATAGAAGCTGAAGTGTGGAAAATTTTAAGCAAAATGATAAAAAGGTTTAAAGCTTATAGTGTGGATATTGCTTGTGATTTTGATGATGATCTAGCAGTATCTAAACCAAGAGAATTTAAACACCAAGAAAGGTTTAGCAAACTTAAAATCTTTGGCGATTTTCATACTTATAAAACAAGTATGTATATCAACAATCCTCAAAGTAAATACTATAAATTAGAACGCATTTTACTTTATGATAAATACGAAAAACAAAAGCACTATCACAAAGAAAACATTAAAAGGGAATTTGTGCGATGGAAAAGATTAGAGCTTACATTGAAGATAAAGGATAAGTTCTTAGATAGAATAGAAAATGATATCAATGATGCATTAGATCTTATGCAAGATTATTTAAGAATGGTAGGAATTTGGCATTTTAATATGAGAGTGATACTTGAGCAAACAAAGTATTTAAACAATCCACGTTGGGCTAAGATATTTAAGCCTTACGCTTTGGCAAGTTAGGAGAGAATATGAAAGTAAATTTTATTTTTAAAGGGACAATAAAATGTTCAAAATGCAACTTAGAATTTGTGCCAAATTCTAAATTTTTTAAAGGTCTTGATGAAATTATAGGCGATGTAAAAAGCGTGAGTTTAGATGGCTTTTGTCCTGAATGTGATAATAAATTAAAAACTAGCTTTAAAGTAGAAAAGATCACAAGAGAATTTAATAAAACTTATACAATGAGGTGTTAAATGAATATTACAAGAGAATTAGAAGCTTACGATTTAGCAAAACTTGTTTTAAATAATGATCTTAAATACTTTTTTAAAGATGCAAAGATTGTAGGGGAAAATAAAGAAAGAAGACTTTGTTTTTATTTTTCAGATTCTTTTGTTTTAGCTTTATTTGAAAAAGAAAAAGAAAACATTTTACAAAGACTAAGAGAAGAATACAAAAAGAAATTAGAGTTTTACAAACGAATTGATTTGGTGTTTTATTCTATTGCAGCAAAAGGAATAAATGAGCTAAAAGCAAGAAGTAAAGAAAAACAAGAAGTTTTAGAACGCGGACTTTTAAAACTTGAAAATATAATTAAAAGGATAAAAAATGAAAAAAAATACTAATCAGCAATTAGAGCAGTTAAAGGAATTAAATCAAGGTGAGTTAAACCAAGAGATAGAAGTTTTAACCAAAAGAGCTTTAGCAATTCATAGATCTATACAAAGAGTTAAAGATGAAAGAAGCATATTAAATCAGAATATCAAAGACTATCAGAGCGAATTTAATGAAATAATGGAAAAAATAGCCTTTTTAAAAGAGCCTAATTTATTTAATCAAAAAGGAAGTGATGATGTTTCACCCACAGCTTTATAACGACCACTTTCAAAATTTTAAAAGATATAATATACCAAAAGCACAGCTTGTAATAGCTGATATTCCTTATAATTTAGGCAACAATGCTTATGCTTCATCTCCTGAATGGTATATAAATGGGGATAATAAAAATGGAGAAAGCAAAAAAGCAAACAAGGCATTTTTTGATACAGATAATGATTTTAGAGTTAGCGAATTTATGCACTTTTGCTCAAAAATGCTTATAAAAGAACCTAAAGAATGCGGTAAAAGTCCTTGCATGATTGTTTTTTGCTCTTTTGAACAACAAACAATGTTAATTGAAGTAGCTAAAAAATATGGCTTTAATCATTATATAAATTTGGTTTTTAGAAAACAAAACTCATCTCAAGTTTTAAAAGCAAATATGAAAATAGTTGGAAATTGTGAATATGCTTTAATCTTATATCGTGAAAAACTTCCAAAATTTAATAATGATGGCAAGATGATTTATAACTGCATGGATTGGCAAAAAGATGAAGGTATTCCTAAAGTACATCCCACACAAAAGCCTGTTAAATTACTAGAAAGATTAATCACTATTTTTACAGATGCAGGCGATGTTGTTATAGATCCATGTGCTGGAAGCGGAAGCACTCTTTTAGCAGCTTGTAATTTAAACCGCAAAGCTTATGGCTTTGAGATTAAAAAAGACTTTTTTAAAAGTGCTAATGAAATTATGTTTAAACACATAGAAAGAAGTCTATTTGCTTAAGTTAGAAAGGATAAAAAATGAAAGAATTCAAAGAATACATAAAAGCTAAAATAGCATTAGAAAAAGAGCTAGAAAATACGCAAGAAATGTTAAAGCAAACGATAAAAGAAATGTTGCTTTTAAGAAACGACAATGCTTTTAATCAAAATGCAAACGATGAGATGTTAAAAGCTATTAATAAAAATTGGAAAATAACAGCTTCGCTTGAGAGTTTAAGTGATACATTAGAAATTAAAGTGCTAGAACAAAGCACGAGCTATAATCGCTTTTGTTTTGGTGATGTTTTGATTTTAATCAGCAATTTTTTAAGCTATGAAGAGCAAAAAGCAATTATTGCAAAATTAGGCTTTGATTTAGAGAAAGGAGTATGAAATGGCAAAATTTGGTAAGATAGAAAAATTATTATCAACAAAAGAAGTAGCGGAGTATCTGGGATTTACTCCGCTAAAAATTCGCAAAATGAGAATGCGAGTAAATCAAAATAAATTTAATTTTCCTAAAGGGATTAAAATAGGTTCTACTTTTAAATATGAAAAAGCCGAAATTGATAAATGGTTGCAAACTTGCAAGGTGATTTAAAAATCCCCTGCAAGTTTTTCGATATAATCTCCCCACCACTGCATTAACTTTCTTTTTAATTCTATATTTTCACTACGATTATAAGCTTTTAAAATGGCGTTTTTTTGCTCGTGTGCTAAACACTGCTCGGCTATATCCATACTCACACCATGATCTAATTGATGTTCGTTGGCTAAACTTCTAAACATAGCACGAAAGCCATGTGCACTTTGAATACCTTTATATCCTAGTCGTTTATTGATATTACAGGTGATATTCTCGCTATTACACCCATTTTTTGAACTTCCAGCAAATATATAATCATTGACTTTCATTTTCTTTTGTTCTTTTAAAATTTTAAGCGCTTGAGAATTTAAAGTGATAATATGTTCTTTTCTCATTTTCATTTTTTCAGCTTTAATAGTCCATATAGCATTTTTTAAATCAATTTCATCCCAAGTTGCTTTTATAACATTACCGGGGCGTTGTGCAGTCAAAAGATTAAAAAGCATTAGATTTTTATGTGTTTTTTTAAGATCTGAATTTTTTAAGGCTAATATATATTCTTTAATTTTATCGTTTTCTAGTAGAGTTGGCTGATGAATTACTTTTGAAGCTTTTTTAAAAACTATGGAATTATCAATACTTGTCACAGGGTTATTTTCTACGATTTCAAGTTGCAAAGCATATTTAAAGATTTTGTTAATCCAGCCTTTAGCTTTTATAAGTGTAGGGATTTGATGCTCTATGGTTTTAAGTGTTTCGATGACATGTGAACGCTTGATACTTTCTATATCTACATCTTTGAAATTCTTAAAAACGCCATTTTTGTATTTTAATCCTCTTTGTATTTCTTTTAGACTTAATCCATCAGCCTTACATTTTTCTAAAACTTCATCATATATATCGCCAAATTTAAGTCTTTTAGCGTTTTTTATGTTTTGTCCTTTTGCTTTTAGCTTAAAAGCATTTAAAGCGATTTCTCTAAGCTCTGCTAAGGAAAGTAACGGATACTCTCCTATTTTTATATAAGTATCATTTGCTTGTCTTATTTTAAATAATTTTTTACCACTAGGATAAATAAAAACATATAAGCCTTTTAAACTCGGATCAGCAAATTTTATAAATTTTTTATCACTTTCGCATTTAATGCTTTTTAAAAAACTATCGGTAAGTTTGTTAATTTTTGCCATTAATTTTTCTCTCTTTTTTAGTGTCTATTTTGGTGTAAAAAGTAGCCCATTTTGTAACCCATTTTTGGAAAAGTGACCCACTTTTTTAAGAACATTATAGCACATTTTGGAATATAAAAGAACGATATAGAACAAGCTTTAAAACATTTTATTATAGGCATTTGATTAATATATTAAAGCAAAATAGGGATTTGATAAAAAAGAGTAATGGTGGATTTAGCAGGACTCGAACCTGCGACCAACCGGTTATGAGCCGGTTGCTCTAACCAACTGAGCTATAAATCCGCCTAAGTTGAATTAAAAGATAAAATTATATCTTATTAATGCTTAAAAATATTTTATTTAGCCTTTATATCCGTCCAAAAATATCTAAAAGTGATTAAATGCTGTAAAATTCCAAAAAAAATCATAAAAATAGTAAAAGAACTTCCACCATAACTAAAAAAAGGCAAAGGGATTCCAACTACTGGTGCAAAACCTATAGTCATTGAGATATTTACTGCCGCATAAATAAAAATAAATAATGCAACACAATTAATAGCAACTCTAGCAAAATAATCATCTTTAAGTTTATAATTTAAACTAAGTAGATGAAAAATAAGTAAAATATAAAATATAATTAATGTCAATCCCCCAATAAATCCAAATCTTTCTATCATGTAAGCGAAAATAAAATCACTAGTTGAAATAGGTAAAAATTTAAAATGAGTTTGCGTAGCTTCATCTTGAGATTTTCCGGTTAAACCACCATTTCCAATAGCTATCATTGATTGGGCTACTTGATAACTTGGTTTTTCTGAAATAAAATCATGAATTCTTTGCTTTTGGTAGGGCTTTAAAAGATGTGTATAAATAATAGGAGAGCTAACACTTATAGCTATAACAATACTTAACCAAATTTTATAATGAACTCCCATGATAAAAAGCACTCCAAAACCAACAAGTAGTAAAACCATAGCACTTCCTAAATCAGGTTCTTTTGCAATTAGCAAAAAAGGCAAGATGATATAAAAGCTAAGTTTGATGAATTGTTTAAGTTTGTATCCATTTTTTGGAGGAGGATTTTGATAAATAAGATAAGCAAGCATTAAAATAAAACTAGGTTTAAAAATTTCAGAAGGTTGTATAGTAAAGTGAGTAAAAGGAATTTCAAGCCATCTTTTAGCGCCTAATTTTTCAACCCCAAAAATATCTACGCTTAGCAATAAAAAAATATTAATCCAATAAGCAACAGGAATAATCCAAATAAATTTCCTTATGGGAAAGAAGAAAAAAACCATAAAAGCAAACAATCCCACGCAGGCATAAACAAACTGTTTTTCTGCTAAAAAAGGATTAGCTTCAAAGATTAAGAAAAATGAAATAAGAATTATGGGTAAAAATAAAATGGGTTGCAT